GAACCATTCGCAGTTCTTGCACCTTGCGAACTTCAATCTCTTCACCTCTTCCAGGAGAGGCTTCGTTGACTGAATGAGGATATACTCGGCCATATCGAGATTGTCTTGCTCATCCTGGGTGCGGTTCTGGTTTGCCGACAAATTCTCATAAAGTTCCAGAATTTCTGACAGATCCCGAATTTCTTGATCGTTCATTTCGTTCCCTCCCTTCCTATACTCGCTTCTGAACTGAACCCTTCTGGATACCGTCTTTCCAACTTCTCGACGTTCCCCTGGGCGATCTCCTGAAGATTGATGTTGAACAGAGAAGCAACCGCAGAGACGTACCACAGAATATCTCCAAGCTCGCCCTCGAGTCTTTCGGAATCTACCTCGTGGCCGTGGTAGAAGAACTTCTTCAGGAGATCCACGACCTCACCGACTTCACCAACAAGGCCGAATACGTAGTTATTAAGCTGGTCTTTCAGCGAAAGCGAGGTGTTCATCGTCCGCTCAGACTTCAACTGGTACACAAAGAAGCTGAGTTTCTGGGCGTTGAAAGCCTGGATTACCAGCTCGTGTTCTTTCTGCTGGCCTCGCCGCCAGTAGTCGATAGCGATGAAGAGATCTTCGATGTCTATCCTGTCGATCTCTTTTTCTGAATCGAAGACCGTGCGGATCTCGTCAACTACGTTGGGGTTGAAACCCTGGATCTTGTCGCTCATTCCACGGCCTCCTTAATCGACTCATAGGTTTCTTTATCCTTCCAAATCTCAATCAACACAGTTTTGCCAGGATAGTGCCACGAACCAAGCGGATCAACACGAACAAAGTAACCAAGTTCCTCAACTTTTGCAAGTGCTGCCTGATGTTCAGGAGATTCAAAAGCCTCTTTGTATGGTTGCGAAACAAAACACACCGGCTTTCCGTCTTTATTCCACAATGATGTATGATCCGCTCCTTTGTATGTGTGAAGGTGCGGTGGCAATGCGCATCTCTCACCGTTTATTCTTGCTATGCAGATTGAACTCCGGTTTTTCTTCAGACCGTATTTCTTGATGAACTCTCTTTTTATCCTGTTTTGTTGTCCGCTCATTCAGCATCCTCCTCAACACCCTGATACACACCAGCTTTGGTGTATTTCACGTCAAACACGCCGTCTTTGTCAGCATACTTCACGAGTCTGTCTCCAACCCACAGCTCGATTTTCGTAACGACGAGCCTGCCGGTTTGCGAATGTGCCGCCACTCTCTCGTTGAACACCCTCAACGCATCGGCCATGTCACCGGTGATGTACAGGGAAGGGTCTTTCGGGTTGTGCCGTATGACTTTCACTGTGATGTCTTCAGTCATTTCATTCCTCCTTCAGTTGCGTCCATGATTTCCTCTATTGGTATTCCGAGAGTTTCGTACAGATAGACGAAATCGAACAGAACCTCGCCTAGAGCCTCCCTTATTGCCTTCTTTTCATAATCAGAAACCACGTTTAATATGCCTTCTGTACCATAATCAGAAGTCAAGTCTAAATAGTCACGTAACTTATTGGCTTTAATGGCAAGGCCTGAAATCGCTTCCATTATGTGTTTTTTCGCCGAAAACTCTTTCTTTACAACACAACATCTAACAACGTGCTGTTCAAAGTCTCTTAGAGTCATCTCTGCACCTCCATTTTCTTTTTGTACCAGCAGCCATAGCACAAAATACCCTTATGCTCAAACGACAATAATACCGAGAGGTCGAATATCTTTTTTCTGCAACCCACGCAATAGCAAAACATCGGTATGCCGCTTGGTTTGATTGTTGTTGTCATCTAATAGCCTCCGGCATCTGGTTCCATGTCGCGTCGGCCCATTCGATTTTAGTGTTGTTGCTCATTTCTCAACCTCCCTTCAATCTCCATAATCGCCTTCCCGATAATCTCTACTATCTGCGGCACTACCGCATTGCCGAGTGCTTTCAGTCGTTTAGCTCTGTCCACCCTTCCGGGTATCCCATCATCCATTCGACAAATTCTGGTTGCAGCTTGTATCCATGTTTCTTGCCAAAGCGATTCATCCAGACACCATCCAGATGGCTTTTCTCTTCTCGCTTGTCCCAGTTGATTCCTGAACTCAGATTCTTTCCTGTGTTCGCAGTCGGTGACGGCAGAAATTTGTTTAGAGCCGTCGAGAGTCCGTCGCCGCTGTTCTTGCTGAGCCCCTTCCGGTTGCAGTTGCCGTTCGCTGTTGCGGTGGGCAAGAATCCAGACTCTATCTCGTCTGTGCGGAGCGTTAACGGCACAAGCTGGAATAACCAGCGTCTCGCAGGAGTAGCCTTCATTTTCCAAGTCAGCAAGCACATCGTCGAGCGCCAGACTGATGATTCCAGCAACGTTCTCACCAATAACCCAAGTTGGCCTGACGGTGCTGATAACTCTAAGCATCTCTGGCCAGAGATAACGGTCGTCTTGCTTGCTTCTGCGCTTCCCGGCTGCCGAGAACGGTTGACACGGGAATCCGCCGCAAATAACGTCAACTGGCTCAAGTTCTTCACCTCCGATTGCCTTTATATCTCTGTATCTCTTCACGTTGGGCCAGTACTTTGCGAGAACCCGATTGCAGAACTCGTCTATCTCGACCTGCCACTTGACCGTCATTCCAGCGCGTTCAAGCCCAAGGTCAAAACCGCCGATGCCAGAGAAAAGGCTACCAACCTTGAGACTCACCTCACCCTCCTAACCTGATGTCTCTTCACCCACTTTCTGTCGCTCAGGAAATATTCGTAGCCCTTCCCGTTGTGCCTGAAGTTCAGCACAACGCACTTCTGACCGTTGTGGATGACTTTCGTGCCGCGTTTAAGCAGCTTCGAATCTTCTATTGCTTGCAGTTCTGTATTCTCCATAGTCATCTCCTCACCTCAGAAACGGGCTCAGAAAGGCCCGTATTTCTTCTAGCGTCCACTTCTTGTATCTCTCTTGAGAATCAAGAGCTTTGAGAACTCCGTCATAATCAAGGTTCTCCCGTGGGACGAAGTAATTGAAGCCGCCCTGGTCCGGGTAAAAATCCTCTCCGGCTCTGATCGAAAGAGCTTTGCCCTTCTTGCTAACGGAGTCCACGACCCCCAGATAATAGATCTTCTCTGTGACATCTACCAGTTCGGTCTTCCCTTCCGGGCCTGCCTTGAACTCCCGGACGATTCTGAAAGCTGCCACGTCTCCGACCCTCGATTTCGCGCTGGTTCGCCTGGGTTTCATCAGTTCATCTCCCTCCCATAGCCCGGACTTTCTCGAACATCCGGGTGTAATTTTCTATGTCGTCGAGCGTCTCGTCAGCGGGTCCGAAAAACTCATCGGGATCGACGCGAAGAACCCATGCCAGCTTCTCGCACATGGCCCGTCTTGGGACGAGGTGGTTGCATTCCATCTTGGATAGATATACTTGCGTAACTCCCGCGCGAGAAGCCAGTTCGCGTTGCGTCAGACACTTCTCCTCTCTCAGAATCCTCAGCTTCTCACCGTTGAAGTCGATCATTTCTCGCATTTTGCCTCGGCCTCCTTCATAATCTCTTTCACCTCATCGACACTGTGAACCACAGCCACAATCGCGCCCGCCTCTTTCCACTGCTCGAGCGTGACTTTTTGAAGCGGGGTCGGTTTGCCCCCGGGAACCTTGACTTCCAGTTCAAAGCGACGTCCGTTCAGGCACCCTGTGATGTCTGGTTTCCCGGCATTTCCGTACCCGCCGCCCCAGGTCTTCTCGGCGCGGCACTGTGGAAGCGAGTTCAGGTACTTCAGTATCGAGTTGACTATCGACTTTTCGCTCATACTACCTCCTATGAAAACTTCGCGTGGCACATATCTGAGGGTTCACAGATATAGAGCCCTTCTTTCGCTCTTGTCATACCTACGTACATCTGCCGTCTGATACTGTCTCTCGCTGCGCGGTCGGTCATCGCGTTGCGGTACGCCTCCTGCGAGAGATCGGGGAAGAGATAGACTATATCCGCCTCGCCGCCCTTTACGCTGTGAATCGTCCCCACAATTAGTCGCGGCTTCTCCACCAGCGCCCTTGCTCCGTGTTTCTGGACGATGGAAACGGGGTACTGCGCTATCTTCTTCTTTGCGGGCAAGAGATTGTGGTAGAACCAGTCCAGGTCCGAAGCCTCGGCCCTCCTTCGAGCCTCCGGCTCGAACTGCGAGAGAATCTCTTCCACGCCGATTGCGGGATCCTCCTTCTCGTTCGCACCGAACTCGAACTCGGCGTCTATGATGTTCGCGCCGAACTCGAAGGAATCGTCCTCTGTGGTCTCGAGCTTCTCGAGCTTCTCGAGCTTCTCGAGCAAAGCCTTTTTCGCGCCGCGCTGGAGGACCCCGGCGGAGTTGAGAACCATGATCCATTTCTTTAGGTCGTCCAACCTCCACCAGCGCGACTGCTCGCCCCACGCCTCGAAGCTGGGGAGAAGGAAGGCCATGATCCTCTCGACCATCGACACGCCGTTTCTTTTTCCTAATGGGTTCCAGTCTCCACGGCTTTTGCGGTACGGATTGTGAAATGGGATAGCAGCTTCTTTGAGAATCTTCTTCAGAGGGTCTAGCATGTATGAACACGTAGCGAGGATCATCACAGTCTTACCCCCCTGTATATACCGTTCTATTTCACGGATATACAATTCAGGATTCTTCCATTTCGCGTCAAACAAAGTCACGAAACCTTCGGAATCTTTGGGCCTGTATTGCTTCGGGTATCTGACAGCGACTTTGCGAATCCACGAGTCCGCGTACTCCTGAATCGTTCTGGGGAGTCTCCACGACTGGTTCAACACCCTGACGTATTCTTGTGGAAGCTCGGGTTCAAGGAACGCCTCGGGTGAAGCGCCAGCGAAAGAGTATATACACTGATCGTCATCTCCGGCCAAGATAGCAAAATCCATGTGGGACACCCACTGTCTCACGAGCTTCAATTGTACGGGCGTGAAGTCCTGGACCTCGTCGAAGAAACCTACCGCGGGAGATTGAGGAGCCACAGGTACGGACCTGATGGCTTCCTCGATCAAGTCCGTGAAATCCATGTATCCGTTTTCTTCTTTCCAGCCCTCCCACACTCGCGAGAAGTCGAGAAGAGTCTCGGGCCAGACGCTTTTCGGTATCATTCGCGCGCGCTTGATCTGCATCTGTGCGAAAATCTCATCGCCCTGCGTCTTCGATTTCGCGGCCTCTATATCCTCCATCGCCGTCCCTCTCTGGCTGATCTTGTACCCCGGATGCTCCGTGTTGAAATCCTCCGTGAAAAGTTCCGCTATTTTCGGTCGGCCCAGCGCCCGATAACATAGAGCGTGGAGAGTCCCGATACTCTCGCGCGATACCGGCAGTTTTCTTTGAACCAACTCCACGGCAGCGGCTCTTGTGAAAGAAGAAACTATCACCGAGCCGTTATATTCACCGGCAGCTTTCTCAATTTGACGACTCAGATACGTGGTCTTTCCCGTCCCGGGAGGACCGAAAACTCTGTATTCCTGGCCCACAGTACATCACCTCCTTTTCTTAAAACTACATTGCATCAGCCGCGAATCAGTAACATTTGTCACGGGGTAGTAAAATCAGTTACATCAAATCGGCGTTTTATGGTCGGTTATATGACACGTTGGTAAGTAATAGATACTAATTTTCTTTGTTTTATTGTGTGCGAGTGGCTTTTAATCAATAACAGCTCCATTATTTCAGTCGAACCGTCAGAATAACCATTCCTAACCATTCCTAACCATTCCCCTAATCTGTGTTTGGCTATTGATGGGGGTTACTAACTATACTAACGATCTGGAACTAAATCATGAGTAAAATAAAAATCAATGAAAAAAATCCCTATATAGAGGGGTTGTTATTAAACTTCAGAAGGCTCGATTTTTTTCTTGAACAGAGAGCGTGAAGTCTTCTTTTCATCGACCTTTACGTTGATTACACAGTTGCTCCACCCCGCTATTCTCAACAGCTTACCCACCTGCTTGGTCGTTAGTACGTCACCGCTGGTTACGCGGATGAATTTCCGCACCTCCGACAGTGAAATGTACGTGTAGCCCTCTAGGGAAAAGGGAAAGCCCTCTTCCTGGATCTTCTCTCCGTACTCTTCCACCGACTGCAACGAAACTAAGTTCGTGTTCCTGTGCAGGTATTTTCTTAGTAGGCTGTTTATGAATCCTGCCTCTGTGGACTCCTCACCGACCTCGATCTCTTCGCAGGCGTTTAGGATCAACTGCGCGATGTCCGACCATTCTTCCTTCTTGAACGGTCGAATCACGACCCCGGTAGCGTCGGCGATCTTGATTCTGAATTTCGTTTGCGAGATGATGTCTCCGGCCGATTCGATGCTGATATTCGTGGCCAGAGTCTGAAGCCGGTACGACGGAGGCTCGGAGAGGAACTTCTGGAGCTTCTCGATTCTTACGCCGAGAATCTTTTCCAGTTCTTTGAGTATCTCTTCACGCTCAAGGCTCGCGCCGTTGTTCTCCGCTTCGATCAATGTGACTTTGGCGTTCGCGAGTGCAACCTTTATTTCCGTGGCTCTTTTGCTGTGCGTTTCCAGAGCCTCGTTGATTTTTTCCTGGTGCTTCCTTTCCAGCTTCAACTTTTCAAGCGTCCTGAGATAGTAGTCCTTTCGCAACTTCAGATCTGCCTTGTGTTTCCTTCTGTGGGCGATGAGAAGATCCACGATCTCCTGGTCCGTCCAGTCGGCCTGAAACGCGATCGAGGCAAGACTAAAATCGTAAGAACTGGGCGACTGGTCCGAGAGATCCTTTCTGTCGTGGTTCCACGATTTCTTGAATTTCGGCTCGGCGCTCATCAGGGCCTCCCACTTCTCCGTGGGCGGCGCGGCGTCGGGCCGCAGTGCGATCCTCCCGATCTCCGCCTCGACTCTTTCCTTCTTCTCGACCACGATCGCGGGGACCAGATCTTCCGGCTCGTACCTCGTAGTCCATTCTTGCTCGATCAGCTCCACGTCTCGAACGTCTTTCGGATCTTTGAGATTCTTCGTTCCGGGGATTCTCAGAATCCTCGACAGGTCGAATGTCGCGTCGATCACCCAGCCCCGGGCGGTCGCCCTTTCCAACAGCCTGTGGTGCCAGGCTTGACACATCGCCTGAGCTTTGAATCTTTCGTCTTCGTTCTCGAAGATCCACGGTTCTCGAAACAACCACCACGCTTGTATGCCATGACCCGAATGGATTACGCACGTGGGGGGCTCGGGAAAAAGACTCTTTGCCTCTTCTAGCGAGGCGGGGAGGTTCTCCTTCTTGTGAACCTCGTCGAGAATATCTATGTCGGCCCAGAACCCAGTGATACCCGCTATCTCATTCGCGGGGCAGCGGTTCTTGAGACCATAGTCCTTTGAGCTGAGACCCACGCCCATATATATATCTGATTGATCCTTGTTCTTTTCAAGGTAGTTCGCGATCTTGCCTATATCTGTGAACCAGTACGACTTCTTGCCCTTCTTCTGCCAGATCAGGATATTAAGATTCTCCGGCTTGAAGCCCCAAAGTTCTTGCAAAAACTCGGTCATAGAATCACTCCTTCAAAGATGGGGCGTGCATTGAAGCACGCCCCTTTCATCCCCTCCCCTTCGATTCAGTTGTCCCAGTCCGGGGCTTCGCCGTTCTCTACCGCCACGGTCTCGAGCATCGGTCTAATTGACTCGGTGAAAGTGTCTATCTTCTCGCAGATCTCAGGTTCGAGCTGCTTCACGAGAGAGAACACAGCCTTCGAGTATGTGATACCGTCCGCACTCTTCGCCTTTTCAAGAGAGATTCTGGAGACAACATGAGCGTACTTAATGCCCTTGCTGGCAAGTCTCATAAAATACTGCTTTGCGGGCTTGATCGAAGTGGGCGGCAGAGTGATGACCAGGGGCAGAATGTCGTTCTCACGTACAATGAACATCTGTCTCATCTGCTTACACGCCTGACCCTTGCCGTTGTCTGCCGAACCGAACTGAGCAAGCGGGCACTTCGCACAGTAGCCCCCGGGTGTTCCCTGACCGACTTCTCCATCCACCGAACTGCACTGTGGCGGGTTGTTCTCGCCATTGAACTTCTCAGGCCAGTATGCGCGGGCAGTCTTCCAGTAGATGATGATACCCTCGATGTCCTTCACACTCTCTTCGCCATCAAGTGTGGGGACCTCAAAAGCGGTAGCACCTCCGGCGGGAATCTTCACGCGGTCGAGATCGTAAGCGGATACGCCCTCGGCCCCGAGATTCTCCTCGACTACCTCGACGATGTTTGAACCATTCTTCAGAACCAGATACGGACTCTCAGCAACTTCAATAGCGGTTTCTTTCTTACTCATTCTCATTCCTCCCTACGCCTTCACAACGCGAAGGCTTGTTTTTTCGGATACTTTCAACACATTCAAAAGTTCTTCGGGCAATGCTTCCTTGAGTATTTCTTCCAGGGCCTTTGAGTCGGCATCTTCAAAGAGCTTAACCTGCTCCCTGACAAACGCCGAAAGACTCTGACTGTTCACGGTCTCATTCACAAGATCCGCAAGACCGTTGGCTTTCAGGATCTCCATCGCCCGGGGATTGCTCTTGTCGACCGAGGCCCAGATCTGGCTGTGGACATAAGGCTTCCAATCCCCGACCTTCATGTTCTGAATCCCCGCTTTCTCGAACTGCTCGAGCACGAACGGCTCGAGTTCGCTCAACTTTTCCTTCACACTTGCGAGCTCGGCTTCGAGTTTCGTCTTTTTCGCGTGCAGGTTCACATACTGCTTGACTTTCGTCATATTCATGTCTATTCCTCCCTGTCGAGAATGCTTCGCACAACATCTCTCTTCTTTTTCAATGCTCCGTACACCTTCTCGTCTATCGTGTCTTTCATAAGCAGATGGATATAGACGACCTCTCTCTCTTGCCCCGGTCTGTGAATTCTCGCCCTCGACTGCTCGTAGTCTCCGAGACTGAATCCGAGCGAGTAATAAACGCAGTACCTCGCACGGACAAGTGAGATCCCCAGACCGCCGGACTGAATCTGAACCACGATCGAGTTGTACTTTCCGTCCTGCCAGTCTTTCAGTTCATTTGCCGATCCCGACAGCTCCGCACAGGACCTCCCGGCCTTCTCAAAAGTCTTCTTGATCGTCGTGATGTCGTGCCGGAATCTCGCGAACACCGCGACTGGTTCTTCGATCTCAATGTCCTCGATAATGTCTGCCAGAAGATCTGCCTTGCTCGTGTCAATCTCCACTTCTTCTTTCTCGTCGGTTCTCACATACCCCGAAGTGACCTGCTGAAGTCTCAGAAGTCTGGTCAAAGCGTTCGCCGCGGTGACTTCTCCCTTCCCTACATCTGCCCAGAATATTTCTTCCAATTCCCGGTAAGTTTTCATCGCTTTGGGTGTAAGCTCGGCCTTCCTGTAAACGTCCATGTACTCCGGGAGTTGGATCACCGATTTGTCGGCCTTATACGCGATGGAGTAGAACTTTCTGTTCATCTCATCTTCGTTCTGCCAGCCGATGACTTCGTGGCCCTGAAAACCTCCCATCAACGCGTATCGTCTCTTGAACGCTACAAACGAAGTGCCGAAGATCCCGGAATCGAGAAAGCGATACTGAGAATAGATGTCCATCGGGCTGTGGGGCATGGGTGTTCCGGTCAAGGCCAGCCTATACTTCGCGGTCCTGCCGAGCTTGGCCGCGAACTTCCCGACCTGAGATCCCGGGGTCTTAATCCTATGCGACTCGTCGAGAATCACGAGGTCGAACTCCTGTTTCATCGCCCATTCGCCGAACGGTTTCCGCCAGAGAGAATCGTAGTTCGTAATTACTACCGCTTGTTGTCCCTTGATTCTTGCCAGCTCGAGAAACTCTCCGGCCTTGATCGTCTTCTTCTCGACCGTTCCTTTCTCGCTCGTCAGGTCAAGACAGACAATATCTCTCGTCTGCGGGCTGTGTATCTTGAACTGATCTGGCCAGACTGCCCCGACCGACTTCGGGCACACTATTAGCGTCTTCTTGTGGTTCCGATTGACCACCAGGTCCACGGCCACCTTCGACTTTCCGGTACCCATGCTCATGGCCAGCATCGCCGCCCTGAGATCCTTTGCGAACCAGAACGCCTGTTTCTGGTGTCTCCACGCCTTCGTGAACGACACCGGCACATCGGGTAGATCGTTCGCGTCTTTGAACGACTGGTTCCTGACTACCGCATCGGCTGCCTTGAGGAGGTTCATAAAGTCGAGGTCGTATGAAAGGTCTTCCTTGAACTGTTCGTGGATTCTCTTTGCCGTGGCCGGCGTGGCCGGGTAGATCCATCTCTTCGCCTTTCCGCTCCAGTATCCGCCGGGTATCTGCTTGCACTTCTGATACTCGCTGATGCTGGACTTGAGGCCGATCTTGCCGTTCTTGACTATCGCGTTGCTCATGTAGATCACCTCGTGTTATACTTCTTGTGAATATTCAGGTTTCGAGCCGCTTTGCCGAGCGGCTTTTTTCATACGTACTGGCGGGCCAGTTCTCCGAACTCCCGCTCCAGGTCTTCCAGTTCCGCGCCCTTCTCGGCTATGAGATCCCTATAAACCATCTTCTCCACAGGATCTTTCACGGCTTCCTGTCTCTTGATAAGGTCCTTGATTTCGTCCTTGAGTTCCTCGATTCTTCCACTCATACCGCAACTCTCGAAGGCTTTCCGCTAACCTTGTAACGAACGCCGTTTATGTACCACTGGACGTCGAGCTGTTCGGCGATCGCGTCCTCCCAGACCTTCATTGCTTCCTGGGTGCTCGAACCTTCGTACAGCGGGTACTCGTTGCTGATGATCTCGTGGTACGGTCTCTCCCTCTTCATCTCTTGCCTCCCTCGGTAAGTTTTTTGGCCGCTTTCGCGACCTTCACGATGCGTCTGATCGTTCTGATTTTCTTCATGCCGCATCACCCCCCCCATTGCTCGGCCATAGCTTTTGCTATGCCTTGATAAGTCCTGCTTCGTATCTTCGCTCTATCTTTCGATGGAGCTAGTTTGTTTTGCCCTGACTTCGTTTGATTGTTCCAGTGACCTGATTCGGGTTTTCGGAGTATGTTTGTTGATTGTAGCTTTGGAAGATTCTTCAACCACAGACACGTTGCTTTCGATTCGGGATGTCCGAATTGCCATGGTTGGATGATTTGATCCGGCTTTCTCCAGAAAGTGGAAATTATGCCGATTGGATTTTCGATAGCAACTTTTGGCACGTGGCGAAGATTGGCAAACATTAAGAAGAAGTCGATAGCTCTTTGCTGCCTCCCGTCATTCTGTTTTTCCTTCCAGTATCTTGCGCCGCTAACTGATAGATGAGTACAGGGTGGAAAGGCGATCACCATATCCCAGTTGCAATGGAGAAGAAGCTCAACGTGCATCTGGAAGTGATACGGAGAGGGCTGGTCAGACGGAAGAATGTCACAGCTATAAGCATCATGCCCCTTTTCTCGGAACGCATCCCTAACAGCGCCGCTACATTCGCAGGCCACCAGAACTTTCATACCTCACCTCCCTAAAAAGACGGCGCTGGACACATTCCAGCCGCCGTCGCGTAACGTCCTCTAACTAGATGCTCAGGGAAGCTCATTAGGAAACCCTGAGCTGCCATATTGCTTTGGAGGTGTTTCACCTACCTTTCGTAATGGGATTTGGGTGCTGATTGCTTCCGACTGCCAGCCGCGATGACTGGCAGTGAGAAAGAATCAGTGCGTGTCTGGAACTCTCTCTTTCTTCCAGCCCTCGTCGGACTGGGCGTTGTCGAACTCCGCTTGCTTCTTTTTCTTCGCGTCCTCGCGGAGTCCAAACGCCTTCATCTCGTGGTAGAAGATAGCCTGTTCAATGGCTTCTCCTTCCGTGAGAAGAACTTCTTCCGAGAAGAAGTGTCCATCTATGGTCACGAACGGCGAACCAACGACGTACTCTACCCCGCGAGCAGTAACCTTAATCATTTCTACCGTCATTCTTTCGATGACACCGGCTTCGGCTTTGGCCGAATGATACACGGTGTCGCCGACACCAAACTTCACTTCGATATTCTTCATTTCCTTCCCTCCCAATTGGATACTTAACATATATGTTCACTTTCTCGTGCGAAAAAGGCTGGCAGGGTCTCATGCTGCCAGCGAAAAGGGGGTTTCTTTGCTAACCGAGTCGATTACAAGGAGGTGTCGTGTCGGAAAGCGCCGTCAAGATTCCGAAGAATCTCTCTCAGGCGCTCTGGTTTGAAGAGTTTTGCTTTGCCGTGCATGGCGTCGGGTTTGATCTGATAGTGCGCTATGATTCCGCTCAACAGACTTCTATCTATCCCGTGCCGCTTTGAATACTCGGTGACGCTTACCATGTAGGTTGGTTCCACTTTCTATCACTCCTTTCAAAGTTTGTTTTCTTCACAACCTTCCGGCTCTGAAGAAAAGAAACTTAATAACGCATAGCCCTGTCCGTTTGCTTCTCTGCGCCTGGATTCCACGGGCGGCCTTCGGAGCTATGCTGATTTTCAAAGATCGTTACAATTACATTCTACTCATTTACGTCAAGTAATGAAAAGTTGATAATAGACAACTATGCACAAATAGGCGCGATTATAGACTTCTTTCTATATGTTTCTCCTGATTGCGCCTAGTTTCGTATAGTTGCGCATAGATTTCTAACAATTTGGCACAACTTGGCAAAAAGTGACTATTTTCGACTATGATTTAAGAACCGGGGATTGGAGAGTGGCAGCCCCACGGGACGGCCAGTCGTTGACTGTACCGACTCCCAAAATCCGATGACCTCGCAAAACGCCCCAGGTTGAAAGATCTCCAGCGTGAGGTACAAATACATACCCCGACACACAATCTTTCAACCTGAGCGATCCTGTGGGGTGAAAAAGAAAGCCTCCCCGAAGGGAGGCTAGGGAGGCTAGGGAAACTCAGAAATAGTCTATTGCTTTTTCGAGAACGTCTTCGATGTCAAGCTCTTTGAGGTCAAAAAACAGTTCTTCTTCGTCGATGTCCGGCTTGTCGTTTCCAGACAACCGAAACAGATAGATGAAGCTCGGCGTGCGTGTCGAAGCCGATTCCTTGACTACCGAGAGTTCGTCTTTCTCGGTGTCCCACACCAAACATCCGTCGATGCTTCCGTTCTTCCACACATCGGCAGCTGCGAGAAGTTCGTCTGCTGTCTTGCTGAAGTCTTGCTCGTACCATGCGTCGAGGATTTTCTCTTTCAAAGTCGGCTCGTTCAGCAATCCCCTTCTGACGCAAGCATTTCTAACTGAATGAATTTCGTCGAGTTCGAGATATCCCTGAAGGTCTGAGAAGATGTCTTTCTTGTCTTGTTCGTCGAGAAGCCCATCGTAGTTCTTGTAGATTGTCACTCCTTTTTCGGCTTCGAGCGGAAGAGCTATGGTTTCGTACCTTTCGGCTTCCTCGACGGTTATCCCCAGCTCCTCACAAACACCTTCAAGACTGTCGGTTCCCCACACTACCACAAACGCAAACCTCTCTGCCATGCCGCACACCTCCTTGATATATGTTTCCAGATGCTTCTGTTTCTTGAGACCGTTCTGAACCAACCAGATATCATATGCCTTCGCAGTTCTGTCATCGAGTGCTACGCAAACATTCTTCATCTCTTCCCCTCCTTCATGTGGGGAGCTGTTCGCTCCCCTGGTCTATATTGTCTGCTCGGTTATGTCTTCAAGTAGTTTCACGAACGCTATGCTTACGAGTGTTTCGATATGGTCGTTCATGTCGTGGTCTTTCTTTCCTATTGCAATTGTTCCTGGGTCGAATATGATTTGGTCTGACTCTAAAACTTCGAATTTTGCCTTTCTCTCGTACCAGTCGTTTTGTCTGGAATAAACTAGAACGAGATGCGGTCTGTCTTTAGCTGTCTCAAGCGCGAACCTTATGTCTTCTGCTGTTACTCGTATCTGTTCTGCTGTTTTCATGCTGTTTTTCCCTCCTCTTTGTGCTTCCTTGATAATACTATATCATGGTTTCATGGGATTAGTATTTACGATTAAGTAAGAGAATGATTAAGAATAGATACATATGATAGGCAACAAAAAAAAGAAGGCTCTGAATCACCCACGAATATTTAACGCTTAAATAATCGTGGGTACGCACGATCGCAGAGAGTGATATAATTAAAACAACTGATGAATCAAACTAGATTCCATTAACCGGCCTTCACTGTTACCAGCAGTCGAAGGCCTTCTTCTTTTGCAACAAAAAAAGCCCCCAGCTTTCGCCAGGGGTGTGTTGCGTGTTGCGGGAGGGGTTAAAAGCGTATCTCGAACCCGGCGAATATGCCGGGCTTTGCTCTGAAATCTAAGTTCCCGATGTTCTTCCACGGATACGTAGCTCCGCCGTGCAACGAGACGGGCAAATCGAGCTTCCACGCCAGCGTACCGGCTACGAGCTCGTCGTTCCCGCCGACGTTCAGTGACAGTCTGCCAGACTCAAGTAATCTCACCATCAGCAATGACTGGGGTGCCAGGTTCAGGCTGTTCAGATCCAAATTCAAACCCGTCACCTTCACCACCGGCTTCTGTATCCCCGCTGCCGTTAGTATCGTTTTCAACTGGTTCTCTGGTTTCAATAACGACAAGTTCTTGATTAGCTCCGGGTTTCGGGAGAAAGTACAGGGCAGCTTCGATCAAGCCGCCTATGATTCCCCTTTCTTCGCCGGCCAGCTTCACATCATCAGCTTTCGCGAGCGCGACCACGAAGTCCCAGGCTTTGTCTTTCATCGTCTGGTGCAGCTTCGTGATGTCGCCGTCTGCCGCAATAAGCTCGGCTTTGACGTGTTTGAAACTCTGCTCGATGTTCGCAACTGCGAGTGCCGCGTATCGTGCGAATCTCTCAGCAGTCGATTCGTTGTCCGGGTCCTTGTCCAGCGCTGCAATAATTGCCCCGGCAGCTTCAGACGCGGTTCGCGTCATTGACAGCCACATATCCATCTTTATTGCCGGATTCCTCTTCCACAACCATATCAGAAACCATATGAGCAAGCCGAAGCCAACTCCGATACCTATTCCAAGCCACCACATACTATTCCTCCTTCATTAGCCACTCTGTGGCTATGCGGTTCTGGTGCAAAAAGTTGTACGTCGCTTTCGCGATCGCATCGACTATCTCTTCGTGTTCGTTGTCATCGAATCCGAGATTGAACGAATCGCACATCGCATAGACAAGCTCATGCAGCAGCGTCGTTCTCGCGATTGTGGGTTTCAGGTTGTCTCGGATATATATAGTCAGCTCAGATTTGTCGGTCGCTCCGAGCAGATTCTCCGGCTCGGTTTCCAGAGCTTCTGCAATGTAGTCCGGTATGTCGCCAAACTTTACTTCCCACTCAATGGCGCCTAGTTTGATGTTCTTGAACTTCATCTATTCGCCTCCCACTCCGGGAATGTCTGATATATCCGTACTAGCTTGTTAGCGTAGTCCGGATCGGTTGCATACCCCGCTATTTGCAGCTCATGGAAATACATTATAGGATCATGCCTATATGTCCATGCAGTCTTATATCTTGATTCAGTACGAATTTTGACTACATAAGCTATCATGCTCTCAAGCGGAGACTTGAACGTCTGGAATCTGTGTGTCTCAGTTTTCCAGACAGTATCATATACTTCTTGAGTTTCTTTCTCGATGTATCCAGGAATCCACGGCACGTCCTTGATGCCGAACAGATTATTGCCGACATGGTATCTGCCCCAGCCCGTCTCAAGCGCGGATTGAACGAGAAGAATAACAGGCGGGATGTCACACGCCATGCCAACTAGAACAGCGTCATCTCGATACTCGTTTATGAAGTCTTTCTTTATGCCCACTACGCAGCACCACCTATCTTCGTCACGAGCAGCCAGATAATGCCACCAGAACCAGCGAGAATTCCCAGCACTTTAATAGTCTCCAGCCATATCTGCTGTTTCTTCGACTTGTAGCCAGTCAGAGACGTCACTAGCTGGTCGATCAAGTCTTTCTTCCAGCCGTTGTTCAATTCCTTGAATCCCGAACGTACTTCCTTCTCCAAATCATCTATCCGCTTCGTAATCTCTTTCTGAAACTCGTCTGTGAGTTTATCCTGCTTCGCGTTTTGTTTCTGAATCTCGGCTACCAACTCTTGCTTGAACCGCTCACGGTTCACGAGAAAGTAGCACTCTTGAGCGTTGTGTAGTTTGTCTCCCATGCTGCACCTCACATCTGCCTTTCGAGAATTTCTATTTTCTTATACATACCGTCGAACCGCATCAGATACTCAAGCTGTGGAGACGGTCGCATTACCATCTGCTGTGCATAGCCACCGTAACCTTGAAACGACGACAGCACGACGTTGCGTATCTCTCGCGCGTACACTGCTTTGTTGTGCGCGTCGTAGCAGAGACGGCTAGTCGGTATCAGGTTCGGATCGTGAACATGTCCCATAATCGTAAAGTCGCAGTTCTCCATCATGTCGCCCAGAGCCGCGGCCTTGTTCGTCTTTGCGCCTTTGGTGCGCCCACCGCCGAAACCATGAGTCACAAGCCCAGCGTACGACACGAGATGATTCTCGCGCTTCGAGTTCTTGAACCTGCCGACTCGAAGATGGAGAACGCCCAGCCCACGAACGAACGGCACTTCGAGAATGCTTGCGAGAGCTTCGGCCATATTGAAACCGACTTTCTTCTCCATGCCGCGCTCGTGATTCCCGTCCAGGATACAGAGCATCTGCTCTCGAATGGGTTTCAGCAGCCGCGCCACAGTCGAGAGTGCTGTATTCAAATCGTCGCCTTGCTGTTCTTTCAGCAGCCAGTGGAAAAAGAGCTTGTCGAACGTGTCACCTACCAGTAGCGTATAGTAGCCGTTGTCTTTGATTTCTTGAACTTTGCGTTCTATCAGTGTGTGGTTCGAAAACCGACTATCCCAGTGGAGATCCCCCAGTGGCAGCAAGAACAACTCTTTCCAATCTGGAAAGTCTTTGCGAATGACGCGAATATCGAGCGGGGTATGCACAAAATAAGCCACACTTCAGTACCTCCCGAATAGTTTTATGATGACAAACGCCAGCAAGCTACCACCGGCAGCAGCAACAAAGTCCAGCAGCTCGACAGTGCCACCAGTGAACGCGTCCAGTATCTCTTTCCCGACACCGGCCACCAGTCCTGCGATGAGTCCGAAAGTCGAGTTCTCAGTTACACCGCCCACAGCAATTGCAATCATGAACGCCAGCAAGAAATGCAGAATTTTGTCCATGCTCACCACACCCACACGGCCAGCGGTTTCCAGCTCGGTGCTGTGTCCGGTGCTTCCATCGCTTGCAGCTCCCAGTAGTTGCCGTCCCACCGATTACCAGTTTTCCATGTCGAATACCAGCATAGAATCGGATACGTCAGACTCATCACCGGCCCGAAGAGTGCGTGCTGGATGTAGTGTGTGTATTCGTGGTTCAGCATATAGTTTCTGTCTGCTGTTTCCCACTCGTACCAGATATATCTATCGACTGCGATGACAGGCCCGAAACAAAACGCACCGTACGGATTGTCGCCGACTATCACTATCGGCTCGAATATCCAGTTCCAAGCCCACGCTGCGAGATACGCACCGACACCGACTTTCGCGGCTTTTGGTATCTTGTTCCAGATGTCTATCAGATTGCAAAGTGCAACACAGCACAGCGCGAGTATGACAAAGACTGCGACGATTTTTTTCACATCATCACCACCAAAGAAAAGCCGCCCACTAGGGACGGCTCTGCATTGAGTTTTTTTATATGTCTTCTACATCTTCAGGAGTCAAAACGCCTGAGTTCACATGACCAGACACGAGCAATCTTGTCTTTCACCTATCTTCGATCTTCTGTTTTATCTTCAACGGTTCCATGCTATTGCCTCGCTATCGCTCGTCCTTCAGACCTTCAGGACCCAGATTCCAGATCTTCATCTGCCAAAGCAGCCCGCAGCCCGATGCTGCTGCTCCGGTTCGTGGGTCCGTTGTTCAGGGCCAAGATGAGACCAGACCGGGCATTCGACCCGCTGCCCCAGTTCCCGCCCCGGCGGGCCGCACGGATAGCGTTTAGGCGCCAGTACGTTCTATCCAGCCACTCACCTGACCCTGACACATCTGATGGAAGTGCTAAATCGGCGTAATCTGCCCTTAGTTTCTTGAACCATGCATAGTAGTAGGGAGCGGATGTTGGCGAAGTCAAAACCATTCCCACCCCTGGCATTGCGATAGCCGTCGAGTCGCTATGCGCAACTACCGAAGAGCCAGATGTCCCTCTTGATACCGTGATGGTGTTTTCTCCGACGTCCGTAACCGTCATGATCTCCACGTCTATCTGAACTATTCTGCCAACCGCAAAACCGGCTGCTCCGGGACCGTTCAACAAGTTTTTATAAGTGATCGTCACCGGGTCATCTGTTCCGATTGCCCCATCCAGATATGCTACACATCCGGTCGGAATCACGCACACAGGTGTACCGTTGTTGTCCCACACACCGTCGGTTATCAGGAAGTCGTTCCACTGGTACACGTTCCCGACTATTCCCCAGATCCCGTTCTTTTTGCCATTGTGAAACCATGTATCCGGTCCTGTTCCGGCGAGAACTCTGGAAATAGCATACCCGCTGTAACCTGGCTGAACGGGGTCAAGCTCTCCATAGTATTCAGGGCTGTCTGGATCACGATAATCTCTTCCCCAGAAATTGTTTCCACGTAGGTTGCTTCCTACCAACCATCTAGCAAGAAAACAAATTGTGGCCCATTCACGTATAGTTACCATATGCCATTTTCGCCCATCCGTGTATCTGTTCTCGATAGCAGTTTTCGCGTTATACCAGTCTATGTCGGTCCAGACTACTTTTCTGTACTGCGAAACCGCTACGTCTGTTGTGGATCCTGGCGTGATCGTCGGGCCGGTTCCAATACCCCGAGAAGAGTCTGTGGCAGCTTTGTGGCTACATTGGTACTTATCGAACCAGAATCCTCCAAGATGGAGATCGTCACCAGGGAATTCCCCGCTCTCCCAACCAACCCCTTTAGGAATAGTGAATCTCGGAATGTACACCGCCACTGAAGAAGAGCCGTCGTCTGTCGCAAATGTATATTCGAATGATTTCATGTCCACTTCTCTTGCCAGTGATCTCAAGTCTCCGAGTTCCTGACGCGAAAGAGATTTATATCTTCTCATCCTTCACCACCTCTTCCTTAGGAGGCTCGGCGCTTCGGATCAGATAGATCGGATTATCTTTTTCATATTCCACGATCGGAGAAGCACCTTCAAATCCGAAGACGGCGTATTCCACATAGCCGATTACAGGTTTCCCATCTCTCCATTCAAAGACAGGGGTACCGTCCTCGAGAGTCTCATAGTATGGTTTCCCGTTAACCAACCCCAGAGGAATTGCACTTTTCGCGGAAAGACCAACGCTTTCTCGGTCTGTTTTCGTTCTCTCGCAAAAGTCGGACAGAAATACCTGGCCATATTCCAGCGCTTCTTCCTCGTCTTTAGCTATTACCTTTCTTCTGTCCAGGACTTTGTTGACATCCTTAATGGCCAGCTCATAGACATTGCCTTCAAGATGAACCGCAGATACTTTAATCATGATGACACATACCTCTTTTCAGTCACTCTCGCGCTTCCTGCGGAGGCCGACACGACATAGATCACTCCATCCACGACATCCTGATAGACGTCCCCAGGGAAGACGATCTGGCCGTATGTTGCTTCGTCATCTGTGAGAACTTCGATGTTCACGCTGCCCTGATTCAGAATATGTATGATCCTCTGACCGCTCCATGCTGTTGCTCCGCCTTTTGCTTCGGCCGGGGTGCTGGTAGTAGAAACCACATCAGTTCGCATCTCGGAGACTGGAAGTCCTCCGTATTGCATGGATTCTATGGAATCGGTCACACCCTCGATGGCGGTCTCGAGATCCGCCAGGGTTTTCGAAGCTGAAAGCGCAGAGAGATCCGCTATGATTTTCTGAAGCCTGCCGATGACGGTCGTGTCTGAGTCTGTGTCGCTGGTGCTGCCGAGAGCTACATCATCACCGTCTGCGACAGTCGTGCCTATGCTCGTCAGTGGTGTGCTTTCGGTGACTGTGATTCCGCCTTCGAGAGTCGCCAGTATCTTTTTCAGCCGGCCGATGACGGTGTCCACCGTGTCCGCATCAGTGGTTGCGCCGAGAGCTGTGTCAATGGCCGCTTGCGTAGTCTCTTCCGCAAAGTCCAAGCCTGAAATCGTTTCGAGCAACGCACGCGCTGCTTCGAGTTTCGCTTCTGTCGCTAGCGTCGCAAGTGTTGTTTGAGTGGCAAAGTCTTTGGCTTTCAGGGCTTTCAACAAGCCGATGACTGTATTCGCCGTGTCTGCGTCGGTCGTTGTCCCGAGAGTCACCAGAGAGCCGTCGCTCGCGTATGTCTTGTTCTCGCCGCTCGCTGTGAAAACGAGAGTCCGTCCGTCCGAGTCCACGAGCTTCACGTGATCGACTTCGACCGAATCGATGATTATATCCCCGACAGTTTTTACCAGGAGAGCCCCGTTTTCGTCCGCTCTCAGAAGTTCGAACGCCTTTCGTATATCGTCCCATGCCTGAAGCGGCGTATAGCTGCTCCCTGCAACTTTCCTTTCTATTGCCTCATATCCAGTCGCTTCACTCATGTTGTACCTCCAGAGAAAAACAGCCCCGAAGGGCTGCCAGATTGTCAGTTTCTTATGGTTTCTTTATTGCGAGATTGAAATATCCGCCAGCATCAACGAGTATCCACTCGGCTGTGCCGACTTGCTCCGGCTCGGAGTGTTCATCATAGTCATAAGTTCCGAGCCCGAGCTCGCCCATGTAGTTATCACCCCAAGCCCAGAGAGTGTCATCGGGTTTAGTAGCCATGACGTGATCGCTTCCACATGAGATTGCCTTCCACTTTTCGGAACCTATTTGTTGCGGTGTGTTTCTCTTTGTAGTATCTCCTATTCCTAGTTGCCCGGCCCAATTATTTCCCCAGCTCCATAGCGTGTCGTCTGACTTGATACATATTGAAAATTGAGTACCGGCGGAAATGAGCTTCCATGTATCCGAGCCTATCTGTTGAAGCGTGTTTTTATCGTCATAGTTTCCTATGCCGAGCTGGCCATAGTAGTTGTACCCACAGCTCCAAAGTGTGCCGTCGGACTTCAGGGCAAGCGAGTGATTCTCTCTGCTGGCAATGGCCGTCCACGTAGCCGAGCCTATCTGAGTCGGCACATTTCTCTTTGTCGTGTCTCCGAGTCCGAGCTGGCCGACACTGTTATATCCCCAGCTCCAGAGAGAGCCGTCTGTTTTGATTCCGAGCGCATGACGATAGCCGCAAGCAATGGCTATCCATGTATCCGAGCCGACTTGAGTTGGTTCGTCTCTATCTGTTTCGTCTCCGAGTCCAAGTCCGCCGTGTTGGTTAAAACCCCACGCCCAGAGTGTACCATTTTCTTTGATACCGAGAGAAAAACCATTTCCAGCAGACATAAACAGCCACTTAGACGTTCCGACTTGAGTCGGTTCATTTCTGTTGGTGGTATCGCCAAGCCCTAGTTGGCCGTAGTAGTTGTCTCCCCAAGCCCACAACGTACCGTCAGACTTGATTCCTAGAGAGTGTGAATCGCCGGCGGACAGAAGTTTCCAGATCGCCGAACCGACTTGAGTCGGAGCAGGGTGTGGATCATCGTCGCTCGAACCGTTGCCTAGTTGTCCGTCAAAATTTGCACCCCATGAATACATAACTCCCTCCGTCGGTGGTGGTTCGGGCATTCTTCCCCTGACGTACCAGTCACATCTAGTCGCACCGCTTTTGGCTACTCGCTTCTTCGTCTCAAATTGAAGGAATGGATAGCCGTCTGATGGATCAAGTTCGAGAAAGACATCAATTGCGCCGTCCTTCACAGGCACGCTGTAATCTCCGTCTTCGTTCGTAATTGACTTTCGGTTCCCACCAGTGAACGCTCCGAGCTTCCAGGCGTCTGTAAAATCCCAATCTGTGAACGTCGATTGTGTCTTCATCTCGGCTGTGGTTTTGGGAGTCGCGTAGTCGTCGTCGAGCGGAGCGTTGTCGTGGTCGAAGTAGCAGTCTTCGGTAAGAACGTCGTTATATGGGCAGAAACCAGCCACATAGTCCGGGGTTTCTGCGGTTGCAGTCACGGTTCCCGCCGAAAAGCAATTGAGTACAGCCGCGCTAGTCCCCACCATTTATAACATTCCCCCAAATCCGCCAACATAGTCATACCCAACCACATTTCCAAGAGCGTAGCAATTCTCGATATTAGTATTGTCTCCCTCGCCCACAAATCCGCCGACATAATTTTCCCCGACGACGTCAACCTCGGCACCGCATTTTGTGGCTTCGGCTGCCAAATAACCCGCAAACCCTCCAGCATAACTGTTTTCGTCCGTTGCTTCAACTTCTCCGTGAGTTATACATCTTTGAAAAGAACAGTCTGAACTTGCAAATCCTATAAGTCCACCAACATACTGCTGGCCAGAAACTCTTGAACCAAGAACAAAACAATCCGAAAAATTCACATAATCTGCTTGCCCAATAATGCCGCCTACATAAAGTTCGCCTGAAATTGTTGCACCTAAAACAACAACATTCTCTATCTCTGCATCATCAAAATAATTCTGGGCAAAGCTGATTATTCCAGTACCATCAAAACCAGTATCCGATTTGGAAATTGTCGGAGAAACAAAAACGAGATTCTTCAAAACGCCGCCGATCTGTTGATAAAAAAAGAAATCTTCAAGTCCTGTCACTTTGTGGTTATCGCCATCATAGCTGCAATTTACCACCACTAGCGAATTGCACTCATAATCGACGAGATCAAGATCCGCCATTTGCTTGAAATAGTTTCCAAAATAGTTGGGCTGTTCCTCGCTATTGTTTTGGCCTATCCCCTCAAGGTCGGCCTGAGTCCATATCTGGTAGGGATCGTTCGCAGTCCCGCTCCCGTGCGCAAAATCGTATGCCATATTCTCACACCCTCTTTGCGCTGACGATTACGCCAGCCTTTTCTCCTGCTCCGTCGAACACCGTGCCGAACACTTCAGTATCGTTAACGCTCGGAAGCTCATTCCCGCGCGTGTATGCGAACACGAAGAACGGATACCTGCCCTTGATAGGCACAGCACCGCTCCAGCCGGGGTCGTATGGGTCGGGAGTGCTGCCCTTCCTCGAGACATAGATGTTTTGCAACCTAGCCGGAGCCTGAATGTTGCCCCAATACTCCAGCTCGCCAGCATCTTCCCATTCGAGAAAGAGAATATCGCGTTCTCCAGGATCGACGAGCGGATGCGGCAGTCCGTAAGCGGCGGCGACCGCGGATTCCTGAACGGAGTTGTCGCCTATGAAGTACCTTACCCACCCGGAATAAGGAGTCGCGTATTCGTGACTGATTTCTCCCCAGTACGCAGCCTCCGCGCCCCTGTGATATATCGAGAGCCTGATTTTCTTCGCGTCGGTCACGTAGATTAGCCTGTACCATCGCCAGATGTTTGCGAACGCACCCGGAGTGCCGGTTACGTACCTAGGTTCATTCGCCCACTGTGTGAAAGTCTCCGACATATCAGCTCCCCTCCGCTTCTCCGTAGAACTCGAACACTATCGAGTCTCTTTTCTTCTCGGCCACTCTCGGCCCTCTTTGAATGAACGCGGCGCCGAGCTGTTCTTCTTCGATCGGCTGCCCTATTATCACGGCATACTTCGTCGGGTCTATGTTCTTGTCGTGGATTACTTCTTGCACGGCGTCCTCTATATCTTCTCCGGGGAAATGGACTTCACCGACATGAATCAGCACACCGTAGATTCCGTTTTCCACAGGTGGATTGACTATGACCGTCTCGGTTTTCTCTATGAAGTTGCTCATGATATAGATACCCGTGATCTCGAAGTCGTCCGGTCTTACGTACGGCAGCCCCGGACTGGCAATGTCCGTTCCTATTTCTACGTCCTGAGAGTTTTCGCTCATGTTGTCCTGGAAGTCTGCTTCCGAGTCGAAAAGAAACTGGAAGTTATTTATCCATAGCGTGAACCACCTGAGTTTTGTCTTGTCCACCGCGTCCGACGGCAGCTCGAACTTAACGTCGATGAAGAGATTCGCCATTGACTGCCCGATGAGTGGAAGGATCTCCGCGTCGTCTATGATGTTGGAATACTCGCCGTCGCCATAGGTGTATGAGTCAAAGAGATACCAGTCGGAGTACGAACCTACGAGCCCCTTCCAGCGGACGTACACATTCACGGTGTCGGCTACGTCTTCGACTTCCGCATCTATTCTCACGCTGTTGATAGTAGTGCCGCCGGGTTCTCCGAAGTTGCTTGACAGCGTCAGTGCGCTTACTTCTGAAGAACTCTCCGATTTATTGCCGTCGATGTCTATGTTCACGAACTTGACGTAGTATCTTGTATTGCCCTTGAGTTCAAGAATCTCGAACTTGTTCTGCTTGGCCGTTTTGACGAGAGTCGCGCCGGTGATCTCAAAGCCCGGTTCTGTTGACACGTGGACTTCGGTAGTCTCCCATCTCGGACTGCTCGGCTTGTTGAAACCGGCGACTACGCCCTGAACGATTGGTCTCGACCACGGGCCTCCGGGTCTCAGAGTCTCCACATGCCTAAACGGTGGTTCCCATCCGATAGCGTCGTTCAGGTTTGCGGCTGGTCTTCCCAGTTCAAGGTGTACTTTCAATCCATTGTCCGTGTATTCTCTCGTTTCCTGCATGATCCTGACAGTATCGACCACGCCAGACTTCGGATCGACTACCCGGACATAATCGCCCAGACTGTACGAAGGTTCGGCGTTTATCGGGAACATCGCCTGTATCGAGAAAGCCACGATTGGAGTCGAGTATTCTTCCAGATACGCTTCCGCTTTCGAATTCAGTTCCACGAGAGTTTCAACGTCAAAATCGACGACTTTCCGGTACTCTCCATACTCGGCTATCGAATCATGGTCTCTGTATTCTCTCTGAAGACGGTTGATCCCGTCACCCTTGCCCCGCGCTATAAGGACGTTGCAAAGTTCTTCGTCGCCGTCTGACAGTCTATCTATTTCGGTATTCGTACCGGCTCTGAAAACACATTCGGATGTCTTGTCGCTTCCAATTTCGGACACGAGATACAACACGCCGTTCTGAACATAGAACTCGTATTTATCCTCTCCAGTATAGCCAGTAGAACCGGCATGGACATTTTCACACGCATCTCTCAAGACTGATAGCGCGTTGTCTCCGTCGGCTATGAGCCCTTTGACTTGCATTCCCGTCTCCAGCGGAATCGAAGACGAAAGAATGTCAGACTGAAAGCGAGCAAGCATCTCGACCGCAAACACAAACGGGGTCTGCCCCGTCGGGTTTCCTTCGTCGTCTTCCGAGGTCGTGTCGTCCGTGTAGAGATTGATTCTGACGTACACGTCTTCCTCGTCCGTCCAGCCGGGATCGACGCCGACTTGATCGGGGAACGCTCCCTCTATCTCGTCGCTCCATGTTTCTCCGTCGATGGAATACTGCATCGTGGTCTTCACTTCGCCACCGTTGTCCGAAGCCCAGCGTATGCGTCCCCAACTTTTGAACGGAGTGTCTTCGTGGAGACCGAGTCCCCTGCCAAGATAGCCTTGCACGAACTCTGTCTGGTTGAAGTGAAGGACTATATAACCTTCGGGCAGATATGAGCCGAACTCGTCTTTGGCCAGCATAATTACTCCCGGCTCGGTAGAAGAGTCAATATTTTCGCTTGTGGCAAGCTCCCACTCTGTCTGATCCTTGACTCTGACTACATACCAGTTTTGAAGCAGATCCCTAGCGACATCCGCTATGTCCCAGTCGTCCCACACCATCCCGTACTGCGCCGGTGTGACTATGTTTTCAAGCAATATCTCTTCTGTGAGAGCCTGAACCACGAGATGTTCTTCTGTGAAGTCTCGCCCGGTGATCTTGCCCGTTGCTTTCAGTTCAGTGTCTCTGAATATCTGAACATAGTTTGCCATTTGCGCATATGAACCTTTGTTCTCCGTGAACATTGGCCACTGGGAAGCCTCTTCTCTTGGAATCCATATCGTCATCTGGCCGGCTTCATTGATTCTTTTGTTGAAATGCCAGCGGATATCCCTGTGAAAGACGGCCTGCTTTTCCCATGAGCGGTTCAAAATCCTCACGTTGTACATCAGAACCACCTCGGCCTAAACTTGATCGAGGCACCCGTCCCTGTCAAAACGTTGTCCCCGGGTATCAACTCAAAACCTCCTGATATGAAAGCGTCTGTCATGTAGTGCGCGACGTTGGTCGCCCCGGACTTCGCCGTGAACTCTTTGCAATCGACGATTACGCTTCCCATTGCTACATTGTGAGAGAGCGAGAGAGTCTGAGACGTGGTAGTGTTCACAACGCTGGCACTGACTCCGAGCCCTGAGAACGTCACAATAGGGAGAGAAGGAGCGCTTCCGAGATTGGTGACAGTCCCCGGAGCGCCCTTTGTGACTTCGTTGCCGTACCAAAAAGGGTCGGGGCAGATGAAAGTCATCGAGACCTTCAACTGCTGACCCAGGTGTATCCATTCCACGCTGTCGGACTGGAGGTATCCGTAGATGAAGCGCTCGTCCTTGCTGTTACGATAAATCCTGATAGGCGAATGAAGGAGAAAGGCCATAATCTTGTCTCTATATGCGATGGTATCTCTCCTGTCGTTTATCTCGATTCCTTCGTACTCGTCCTCTTCACCGTGCCCGATCTCGCCTCTGAGAGTTATCTCTCTCGGTCTCATGGTCTCGTAGCCTATTCTCGCAGCGCCGTCGGCTCCCGAACGGAGAGAATACGGCACGCTCTTCTGAAACGAAGCGTCCTGAACGATGAGAGTCCACGGCAAAGCGAGCGTTGAACTCTTTCCATTAAGTAGTTTAATCATCTTCCTGCACCTCTTCTCGACCTGATCAATGATTCTGAAATCTTTCTCTCTATTTCCTGTGCAGTCAGTTGCGTTATTTCATCGATGTTCGCCGTTTGCGGATAGAGATTGATGTCGCCGTTGATTACCACACCACCTTCAACACCGGCAAGGCCAAGCTCACCCATGACCGGCAGTCTGGCGTCAAGTATCCCCGCTATCCTGTTGCCTATTCCCACAAGACTGTTGAGCGAAGCGAGCGGGGACAACAAATCTATGAGTATGTCTCTCGTGGGGCCTGTAATCTCTGAGATTTGACGGCCTGCGTTCGGAGTATCCGGAGTCGTGATCACTTTGTCGAAAGCTGTCATGTCAAGGTTTCCGAGTTTGAGCCACGGGAAGATTGCGTTTATAACGTCTATCATTCCGTTGATCATCTCGAATATGCCTTTGAGAACAGTTTTGATCCCGTTCGCCAGCCACTCGAAGACCGGAGCGAGACTCTTTATGACGGGGATCAGAGCTTTGCCGACTATCTTTCCGAGTTCTTTGAACGGCCCTGTCACCCATTCTATGGCCGGCTTTACTTCGTTCTCAAAGCCTTCTTTTATTCTCTGAGATATGCCGAAGATTTCGTCTATCTTTGTGACGACTCTCTTTACTTTGTCCGTGAAGGCCCAGAGCTTGAGAGCCATGTTTGTGAAAGCCGCGATTATGAGCAATCCGACCGGGCCGGTAGCTGCCACAAGTGTTTCGACTCCAGCAGCGAGCGCTCCGCCAGCCTGAGTGAACAACAGTTTCCCCATATCGACGAGCTGTGTTAGCATGGGAGTTTCTGCGTTGAAATTCGGCTGTGGAATGTTCTCGATTATCCAACTATCGATTTTTTCAGCTATCGCATCCGAAAAGAGAGTTTCGACCTTGCCGAACAGATTCCCCACAAGCTCCTTGATTGCGCCGAAGAGTCCAATCTCGCCCTTGAAAATTCTGCGCGGCGTCTTCACAAATAGGTCGGCAAACATCCTTGAAATATCTGTGAAAGCCTGTTTCCAAATACCGACAACTTCCTCGGCAGTCTCTTCTGCGTCGGGTATCAGACCATCGAATATCGGAACATCCGAAGTCTTGCCGGATTTGTTCCACCACGAAGTTTTGTCATCGAACACAGATTCGAGTTTCTCAAACGACTTCTGAATACCTTCAATATACTCTTTCGTGGCTTGGGCGGCAGTCTTTGTGGGTTTGACCATGTTGTCCTGGAGTCCGGGACCCATCCATTTGCCGACACCTTTCACCATGTCCGGCACAATCGACGCACCGACAATCTCGATATACAAGTCCATGAAACTCTGCAAGACTTCATCGACGGCACGGTCGGTCTGAGAGATCATGTCGTCGGCCATTTTCTTGAACTCTTTCTCGATCAGAGCCGTCTGCTCTTTGGTGATTTCTCCCAGATTCTTTATGTCCTGCCCGATAGTCCCGCCGGAGAAGGCGCCCGAAGTCCGCATCTCCCACAAGTGATCGCGAATGATTCCGAGCCTTGTGTGGATCGTCGATGTCGTGTTATTCAAAGCTATTAGCTCCGTGACTGCTGAGTTTACAGCCGCGACTATTGTATTGAGGTCTTTGGATAGTATCGCTTCTTTGATTTCTCTCAAGATATCGAGAATAGACTCCGCAACAGTCTTTGTCTCTTGCTGAACCGCTGTGATTTCTTCTTGCGCTTGAGTCTGTTCAACAATAGCTTCTGCTGTTTCGGTTCCAAGATCGAAGGTGTAAACCTCTCCCTTTGGAAATTGATTTTTGATAACATCTTCGAAGTCATTAACAAGTGTGTTTACAACGTTAGCCGTTTCTCTGACAAACGGTAACCATTCTTCAGATATTTTAGACCAATCGCCGCCCGTCAGTTCTTCGATTTTCAGCATAAAACGAGCCATGAGCTTCATTGTTTCTGGCGGGAGCTTTGCAATTTCCTCACTATCTTGAAGATTTTTACCTACCCACCCTGGCCCCGCGTTCCAGGCCGCGAAGAGCTTTACCGGATCTGTGAACAATAGCTTTGAATGAGTCATAAGGTAGTTTATATACTCTTCTGCTGCTTGAGTGGCCGTCGCCGCCGTGGTAACACCCATCTCATAGTCGAGTCCAGTATTCAACCTTCGATTTACTTCTACCTGCTCCCAGGTTGATTTTCCAAACTGCCACGGGCCAAGACCAACGCCACCATCAGCTTCACCGGAACGTTGATTCAAAAGCAAGGAAGGAGATTCCGCCATAGCCAAAGCAAAGAGAACGAGCGGATCTACTTTGCCTAGTGTAAACCCTTTGACATCAGCAAGGGAAAGTTTCTCTGGCGAAGAACCCATTCCGCCGACGGTAATGGCATTTTTCACACCATTTTCTACCGCCTCTTCCAACATTTTCAAAAAACCATCACTTAGCTGGCTTGTCGGAACTGCGGCTTCTGTGTACGATGACGGTGTGCGAATCATTTCTATACCCGATGTCGGGAACCCTGCAAGAACGTACAGTCCTTCGAGACTGCGGTTTATTCGGCTCTGGTCGTCTCTCTTGAACCGCAAGACTTCTCCACCGCCAGCCGCCGGAGCCGTACCCTCTCTGCCGCCGGAAGTTCTGCCCGGTGTGGTGTCTGGCGCCGGAGCCCGCCCAGTGCTGATTCCTAACATTTCAAGAAGCCAACCAGCGCCAAATACATACTTTATCGCGTCGATTAGCTGACCACCAATCTCGAGCCCGGCCTCATAGATTTTGAGAGCTGCCTTTTTGACTGCGTCCCACACTACTCCGCCCAGATCGAGCAGAGTATCGAACGCCCCTTTCATGCCATCCCAGATCCAGCCCGCCGCGGGAACTAGAAGCCCGTTCCATGTAGCGACTGCGACATTGG